TCAGCTTTCCGTTGCTGTCTTGCGTGCGGAGGATCGGATAGCCGTCTTCGTTCAGGATCGCAGGTACGAACACGCGACCATTCTTGACGTAGCTCTGGATATCCAGGCAGCGCGACACCTTGTTGTTATCCGGGCCACGAGGAATGGCCTTGATCGGGATATGCTTCTTGTTGGTCAGCGTCTGGATCAAGCCTGTACCGCTAGCCTTATCCTCAATCGCCATGTGTCGGATCTGACCTTGATAGGTGCTATCCCATGACGACCATTCAGCCCATGCGTTCTGCGCCGTCGTGATCAGTTCGTCGGCGTCCCACTTGCCGCGCCTAACGTCGATCAGGTAGGCATTGTTATCAATGCCAAGCCCCCACAACTCAAACACAGAGTAGTCGTTTTGCTCGCCTTTCTTCTGCGCTGTATCCGCGTATACGGCCCGCCACTGCATTTGCGGCAACTGCTCGTATCGTTGCAGCCATGCCGAGTCCAGAAGTCCGCCAGTAAGCGCTTGAGGCCGCTGCATGTACTGAGACATGAACGTGTACTCATCTCGCTCCCAAAGCGACATGAGGTCGTTGACGTGTTCCATTTCCGGCCAGTATGACCAGTAACGAACGCCGCCTTTTTCTACTGAGTCGGTATCCTTGACCGTATCCCAGCACATCTGCCTGTATGGTTCAGGCAAGGTAGCGATGTAATCCTCTGTGACTAGCGCAGGGATCGCGATATTCTTGAACTCGACACCCATGCCGCCAGCCATCATGAAGCCGGTAGCGTCCATCGTGTGGAGTCGCTGCTGGATTGAGACGATAGGCGTAGGGTGTTCTTTAGACTTGTCACCACGACGAGAGCGGAACGTGCCAGTCAATCGCGCATTGCTAGCGTCACGCTTCGTATTCGAAAGCATGTCGTCGGGCTTGTTCAGGTCATCAAATAGCAGGCAGCCCGAGAACTCCGGCCCGAAGTAACCAGCGCGACCACCTGTAATCTGGCCTCCCGCTGACTTACTGATGGTCTGCCCAACGCTGCGGCCCTTATCGTCGATCAGCTCCCACTCTTCAGCCTGGTTGACGCCGAAGATAGAAGGCCATAGCTCCTGGTACTCCTTGGACGCAATAATGTCCCGCGTGCGTCTGGAGTTTCGACGTACAAGCGAGTCAGCGTAGGAGACGTTGAGGTTGCGGAACCGGCGCAGCTTCTTAGACTGCACCTTCGTGTTGATGTAGGCCGGCAAGTGGATAGAGAAAAACTCTGTCTTAGTGCCGCCTGGTGGAATGTTGACGATCAGGTTGCCAGGCTTGAGCTTGCCGTTAATCAGGTCGTCAATAGACGCTGCCATCATCTTGTGATGCCAGTTAACCAGCAGGCGATCACCCTGAAGCAGCTCAAACCATATGCGAGTGAAATTAAGGAATGACTTCTCTGACTTCTGCTTGAGGATCAAGCGGTCAGCGAAATTCATATCCTCCCAATCGAGCAGCTTATTAGTCGAGGTCATCGAGCTTGTTCCCCAGCTCTAGTTCGGCCTGCTTGTAGTCTGCGGGGGAATAGTTGACGTGCGTTACGGTGCCGGAGTTGCTGACTTCTGACTTCTCAACCAACCCAATATCCCGCGCAATCAGAGTCGGATTCATGAGCCCAGCAACTGCATTTTCGAACTTGTACTGCTTCATACGGTCTTCGATCTCATCGCACACGAGATCGAATTCCTCACTAATGCGGTAGTTCTGCCAGGTGTGACGATGGATGCCAAGGTGCAGGCATAGGCCGACGATGGTGACGGCGCGGGGTTTCTTGAGTTCGGCAGTAAAGATCTGGCCTTGAGCGCAGAAGTGCTTTTCTTCGATCAGCGGGTTATGGTCTGCCCACTCAAGATACCCAAGGCAAGCCTCACGCAAATCATCAGGCGTCTCAAACATTCTTGAGCGCCCGACAGTAGAGGTCTTATCCCCTGTGTGAACGATTGGTCTATTAGCCATTAAAAAGCCTCCATTAAGGAAGCTAGTATATCAGCTCGACTTCTTATCCAGCAGCCTGCCCATGTACTCGCGGAACTTAATCACGCCAATGAAGCCGACGAATGTGCCGATGAATACGCCGGAATTTTCTGGCAGGCCGAAGTAAGCGCTGACCATCGACAGGCCAGTAGCCAGGCACGCACACAGCGCACCCTCAAGACCTACACGCTGCCAACTAGTCTCTGACTTGTCGTAGTAAACCCGCAAAACCGCAGTGATGATAGCCGCCCCAAATGCTTGGAGTGGCCCCGGAAGGTTGGATAGCAGCGTAAACAATCCGTTTGGGGAGTCGGGCATTTTATTTGGCTTCATGGGAGTCTAGGTTTAAGGAATGTAAACATTGGAACAAGGATATCATTTTTGGTTCGGTGGCTAGTGGCTATCACTTTTTGCGGACAATAAAAAGCCCTCGGGTAAGAGGGCTGTTATTCAATTTGGTTCGCGTGGTTTGTACCGGAATCGATGCCAGCCATCTGTCAATTCGATCTCTCCGTAGTCCTGACGCCTAGCAGCGAACCCAAGCTCTACCGAAAGCGCGTGAAGTTCGTGTGTCAGCTTGATTCTGTCCATCCCCAGCCAGTCAGCATCGGCATTTCTTTTATTTGCCTGTTTTGGTGTCATATCCATCATGCCAACAGAGCTAAGCTTGCTCATCTTCTTGCAGTTTTGCTTCAGCGTTCGAAGGTGTGCAATCATTTCGTCAATTTGTTTTTCTGTGTTCACTGCTAGGCCCCTATAAAAAGGCTCCTTTCGGAGCCTCTGGTTTTACATGCTTTTCAGAATCGAGGCGCAAACTGCGCAATTCTTACCTTTCAGACTAGCTTTCCATTTTGCGATCTTCTCGCTTGCTTCTTTGATCGCTTCCTCTTTGCTGGAAGCCTCTACCTGTATCGTTTTGCTTCTGTTCAGCTTGCAGCAGCAGGTGTCGCATTCGATTTGGGTTTTGGCTTTCAGCATGTTCATTTCGGCGCTTCCTGTTGTTCGTTTCGATGAGCCAAATCTACGCCTGCCAGGATTCGCCGTCAACAGGTATTTTTAGGCAATAAAAAGCCCAGCCTCTTTAGGGCTAGGCTCTTTGGTATCACCTGCGTCTCACCTTACGCCGAGCACTACTGCATGCTATCTCGCCGAGGTTCCTGCATGCTGCGACAGGTGTTAGCGACTTACGACCCGCAAATCGAGCCCGAATAACGGGTGGCTAGGACGGCCTGCATTGAAACCAGACGCGAGAATGATACCACAAGCCTAAAACGCTAATATTCTGTCTGTTTTGCGCGAAAACTGCCATTTAATAGGCAAAAAAATACGCACCGGACGGTTCACGGTGCGTATAAAGGTGCAGCAAGCGACGGAGGGGGATATCGCTTGCGGCTAGTATGCCATAGGTTTGTACATCGGCGCACATTTAATTCGCAATTCCAGTTCATGCTCGCGATCAGCATTCGAATGCACGAACTGCCGCAGCTTCTCGCAAGCCTCATCATCCATCTTCAGCCCAGCACGAAACCTCTCATACCGCGCATACCCAAGCTCGCACATGGTCATCATCGCCATTGTGTTGATTTGGTCTAGGTCGTTGATTGTGGTCATGGCTGTTTCCTCTCAATAACGACGCCATCCTTTCCGTAGAAGACATCGCTAAGCTGCTCAGGATGCTTGAACAAGACATCGCAGTCACAAAGCATGCGATGGGTGTTGTAGCTGCATTGGTTGTGGTGATACTCGGGCTCGGTCATTTCGGTAATCTGCCAGCCTCGCGGGATATCTACGCTCACTTCTTAGCCCTCCACCAATACCAAGCATCAATTGTGTATCTGTAGGGCCAGCATACGGACCAGACTGCCCATGCGACCAACCACGGCCACATGGCTTTATCAGTTTGGATCAAATGCACGTCATTCATGTAAATCAACGGCCAGTAACTGAAGAACCCGACTGCCAGGTAGATTGCGATTAGGGTTGTCATTGCGGAGACTCCGGAAGCGGCATCCAGTGTGTAATCGTGCAAGGTAGAAGCTCATTACGAATGCAATACTGCCGACCAATTAAGGTAGAGTCTGTATCAACATCAAAATACCAGCCGTCCTCATCAGACCAGATTGCATATCCTTGTTGCGGCTGCTGACCACCCTCAGAAGCAGGGCAATCAAAAACAAATGATACCCAGACCTGCTGCATATCACGAGGCTTAACCACTGACTCTCTAATCCATTTACTCATTTCAACACCCCCAAACTCCGCTCAACCGCCATCGACTGCAACCACTCCAACTCATGCCCCTCAATCAGCGTCGTATGCTTGACGATCTTCTGCGTTGAAGTGATAGCCGTATTGCTGCCTACGAGCGCATACTCGCCTGATTCGTAGAGTAGGAATTGGCCGGGTTTGAATGCGGATGGTGCGCCATCTACAAATTTCGGTACGCAGTTGATCATAACGCGACCCCTACCATCATTGCTCCAAGAATCAGAGGAAGAGAAATCGCATAATACTGCCATGAACTCACGCCAAATCCGGCGCAACCAAGCACTGCCCCGCCAATAAAAACAAGAGCAAACCCAAGATAAATCATAACGTCCCACCCATCAATTGATAAAACCCGAAAGCAAACACTGCCATGACTACGAAGGCGGCAATCCAGATGATCGCCGTAACCCTGACGCCGATCAGGAGCGAGCTGAATCCGAACAGTGCCGCCATCACCACAACCATCAAGAACAAGCCTAGATAAAACATGGTGCGCCCTCCTTCGTGTGTGTACAGCAGAGGTTAGACCGCGTTGTTGGCGCGGTCAAGGGGAATCACGCATATTTCCACGTAAATCCGTAAGCCTTGCTGTATCTCTTGCTTCCCTTGCAGCATTCGCCAATTGGACCGCTTGACGCTCCAGGCTTCCCGCTTGATCTCAGCCAGTCCCTAGCCTTGAGCGCGGAGCCGAATTCCTCTCCGGTCTCTACGCAAAAAACTGGTTTTGAGCTGTGATGGTTATACCCTGAAACCTTTTCAATTGTTTCTTGGGTGTGCTTTTGCCCATAGAAAGGATTGCTCTCGCCAGCACTTAGCTCTCTCAGCCTTGCTATGTGATATTCAGATAGCGTCTTGCCCCTGTGCGCATCACCGATCATCGCGCAATGCTCAGGAGAGAGCTTCTTGCCTTTGTGGGCGATGCCGATCTTACGCCTGTGTTCTTCCGTGAATACGTGATTGATGCCGCGACAGCTACCGGCAATTCGGCAGACGTTGTACTTAGGGTTGAGGGAGTCGATATAAAACTGTTCTTCGGATAACAATTTCGATCTATCACAAATCGTGACAATCTCAATCGCTAGAGAGTCAATTCCGTATTTATTGCATGCTCGCTGAAGGTAGATGCTGTGATGCTTTCCAGCCCTCAAGCGTGTCTTGTGGGCCAGCCATCTATTGTGGATATTTACCGATGAGCCGATATAGAATTTGCCGGACGGCGAAGTGATCTTGTAAATACCTGAAGCTTTAAGCATGGATTAGCGCCCACGATGATTAGCGTAAATGATTGCGCCAGGCCTTGCTAAAGGGCTTTTCGGGTTGCATTCCCTAGGCGCAAATCAATTATACGTTAATGGAGCATTGATGGGTGAACTGTATGCCTAGCTACTTCGCCAAATTCGCGATGGAGGACCACGCACTTCATATTCTCCCGCGATCTCCAGCCGCCAGCAGTCGCGTAGGCATCACCAGGCGCTAGGGTGTTGAACGTCTCAACGGTGCAGCCTGGATACTCCTTCTTGCTCTCATGGTGAACGTGACCAGTCCACCACGCCCGATGCTCAGTGCGCCCCCATGCTTGAGGTTGATCGGCAGCCATTACCTGGCCCAGCTTGTCAGCCTTGCACGAGTGGCCGTGATGCGTGCCCACAAGGTTCTTGCCGAACTCGAAGTAGCTGAAGAGAGCAGGACTGGTATCAACAGTCACGCGAGGCTCGTTTTCGTAGATGTGATCCAGCGCAATCGACAGCCACAGAGCGCCAGTCTCATCATGGTTGCCGGGTACGTTAATGATATGCACCGTCTTGTGCTTTGTAAGGGCCGTCTCGATGCATTGGCGGATAACTTTGACCAGTACGCGTACCATCTTGGCGTAACGACTGTCTGCGTCCAAATGGTGGCCGCTACGAGGCGTTACAGCGGCCATTGAGTCGTAATGCGCTGCATCCCCGAGGTTAACGATTGTGCAGCTCTCAGTGCGTGGTGCGGCCTCCACGAGTGCGGCCATTGCACCGCAGTGCATGCGCTCGGCAATGTTCAGATCCCAGCTCTTGCCACACTCTTCTGACCAGATGTACTCGCCAATGTGAGGGTCGCCGATTGGGTAGCAAGCCATGAGGTCAGGCAGGTATTCGCCCGCATATGCGCGAGGTACTAGAACGGGAAGATCCTCCTTCAGCGCCTGGCACGCCTCGACCATCATTTCGTAACGGCGTTCGTGATCAGCGCTCGATTTGATCCACTGCCCTGTTAGCTCGCCATCTCTGTTGTAATACGAGCTGACCCCTTTCACCTTATAGCCGTCGGGAACTTGGCGAGTCATGTCATGCTCAGGGCTATAACCAGTCTCAGCCAGCTTAGCCTTCCATCTGCGCATAGTCCGCTCTGACACACCCAGCCGTTCTGCCATGATCGCGTTAGTCGCGCCACTCGCAATGGCTTCCTTTACCAACTGCTCGTTATATTCCTGCATTGTTCCCTCGGCTTGCGTGATTTCTGAAAACTCATTATGCAATGAAAAGGCCCTGTGCGGGCCTTGGGTTATTGGGGGCGTTGGTACTTGACCATGTCGTGTCTATCCTCGTTGATCACCTTGATATTATCTCGGAAAGGATATACCCAGAGAGTACCACCAACATCCATCTCTGGCTCATCTCGGTACCAGAAGGCGCCCTCTCTGTCCGTTGCCAGCCAGTTGTAGTCCTCTGGCGCGTCTTTCCAGTCGTATGGGCACGGACCATCTACAGTCTCAGCCTCCAGCTGCCCGCACTGCTCACTAGCTGATTGCTTGGCCTGAGCAACCATCCGAGTGCCAAAGAACTCTACCTTTTCAGCGTCGTACAGTCCGTCAATGTAACCTTGCTTGGCCTTGCCTAGCTCAGCTGCACACTTGCGCCAGATAGCCTTGAAGGCGTTACCTTCGGCGTAGTTCATGTTCAGGGCTTCGATGATGTCGTTGCATTCAGCCTCGTAAGGAGCGCTGATCTTTGTTGGATTGGCTACGTATACGCGATAGTAGCTAACGCTTCCCCCTGTGTATTCCTTAGTCATTCTGCCAACTCCAGATCATCGAGGTCGATCCCACATTCCTCAGAGGCTAATTTCAACAATGCCTTCTCCTCCCTTACACCAAACACTCCGCGCTCTAGCCGGTTCTGGCTAACACCGCTGCGATTTGCGATTAGGCCGAGCGACCAGCCCCGATTAACCATCTCCTGAATAACCTCATGCATGTAATTCTTCCTTGTGCGTTACGTCTAAAGGATCAGCGTCTGGGCGGACCGGCAGCAGATGAGTGCGCAGACACAGCGCCTGATCTACCGAGTCCCCGAATTTATCGACCAGCGATTCTGATTTTACGATGACTTCACCGCCTGGCTCGATGGACACTACTTCTGCCATCTTGCCTATGTTTACCTGTGTTACTTCATAACGTGCGCCGATTATCAGCACCAACCCACCTACTTGCAACTCGCTCATGTCCAAAGCCCCTGAGTAACAAGAGCCGATTCTACCTCAGACAGGGAGTGCTTGAATTCGAGGCTGGTGCAGAATGCGGCGCAGGTATTCCAGAATGTGTGGCGCGCATTGTCCAGGGTTTCTTTGGCGCTTGCTATGTCTTCGTGATCGCACTGAATGTAGGTGGCGTGTGCGGCTTCGAGTGCTTCACGTGCCTGCTTAACAGTAATGCTCATGCTTGGCGCTCCAGTTCTGACCAGATCATATCGGTGATTTCTTCTTGATTATCGTCTGCGTATTGCTCAGCAGCTTCCTTTGATAGCTGCTGCTCATCGTCATCAAATACTGCCAGGACATCGTATTCCAATTCTGAGTAGCCGTAGCAATCTGCGTCGCTATCAGCTCGTGTACCCATTGGCGCCTGCACGAATACATGCTTGATCTTTACGTCAATCGCATTGCCCCGCAGGAAAACCGTTAACTCTGACATTCCCTATCTCCCTATCTGCGCCCAAATAGCGCGTTCGATGTCACTTTGGAACTGGATCGAGATTAAGTCAAGCGATTCTTTTGAAATTGTTTCGCCTATTTCGTCGGTGCCTTCGAGTAGAGCCCACTCAAGCTCGCTGTGGCCGTTTGCGTGCGTAGTGGCTGGGGTTGTGTGGGCGTAGTGGATATCTACGCCTAGGGATAGGCCGTAGAGGCTTAGGCTGGGCATTAATTGTTTTCAGGAGAACTGATAGCAGCGTCCAGAATATCTCGCGTCTCGTCAAGTCCGGCGTACTGATCCCAGTACTCGCGACCCAATGCCTCACGGACTTCAATCAATGCTTTACGCAGAGATTCGTTTTCGGCCTTGAGCTCTTCATGAGAAGCATCCCACGCCGACTCCATAAGCTCCATGTGCCACTGACCTAGAGATGTACCGCAGTGCTCGCCAATGTCCTGCATCATGTCGAACCATTCTTCAAATGTTCTCATACACCCCTCCAATAACTAATTTTCACCTTAACGGCAGGCATTGTGTAGACGAGAATGAAGTAAGTCAAGGCGATCATTCACGCTCTCCAATCTTAGCAGCGCAATCAAGGATCAGCTCGCGAACTGCCTGATTCGCATCTGAGTAGTAACAATATGCCTTGCTGGACTGTACGCACTCGCCATGCATGACAACTCCTTCAACCCAATCACCAGGGAATCGGTCGTTCGGAAACTGCACATTTATCTGTAGCTGAACCATGAGCGAAAAAGCATCTGAGTCCGACGTAGCCGGCTCCCACCGCCTAAGAATAGCCCCATCCTTAGCCAGATAGTTCGCGCCGTCTGGATCCGTGAAAAGGTCACACTCAATCGCGAAGGCTGCGTTTTTTAGGGTTGTGGTTGAGATGGTCATTTGTTCATCACCCTGTATCCGTTAGCTTCTGCCCACTCAATCGCGGACTGCCTAGATCTAAAGCATCCAAGTCCATGAATGCCTTGCTGAACTTCCCATATCGAACCAACAACCAAGTACACATTAACGCCCATACTACCCCTCCAAAAATAATCCAAAAAGAAAGGCTCACATTAGGAGCCTTTTGGTGGTTTTGCAAGGGTTATTTAATCCTCTTCTGGATTCTCGCCTTGCTGCTCAATCTGGTCGACTATTGCCTCTACCGCATAGACAACATCTGGAATCTCGAATCCATCCCGGCAGTTGATGCCTAGAGCACGGGCGATTGCGAATACTCCCTTCTCCCATCGATCCTTACGCACAATCTTACCGTCGCCACGAAACTCGTAATCGGCAGGGTCTGCATGCCGAAACTCTGGCATCAGCATGTCTCGCAGCGTGACTTCTTTGCTCATTTCAGTATTTCCCGCGCCAACCTCTGAATGTCGGACCACAATTGCGATGATGGCGAGTCGTCGTACTGAGCCAGCATCTTAGCCAGGCGCACACCGGAGGGTTTGTAATCGCTCAGATCAGGCGTGCGCATAGGCTCGTGCGCGATCACTGTAGGCAGCTCAAGCTGGATCTCGTGGAATCCGATCATTTGTATTTCTCCATGACTTGTTTGGCGCGATCAATCTGGTTGATCAGGTAATGATCTTCGTTCTTTTCATTGATCCATTCAAGGTCTTTTGTTAGCTCGTCAACCAAAGACAACACAGGCGCCATAGTCTCCTGGCAGCGGGTGAAGGTGTCGAGGCGGGCGTTGTGTTCGTGAGCCCATTGCTCGTTCAGGCGTTCGTATTGCAGCACCTCGTCATGCATAGGAATGTATCGCCCTATGTATTCACTCCACATGATGACATCAGGCACCGGCCAAATCTCTTCAAACTTTGCGCGAATGTCGTTCATGCTTCCTCCGATTGTTATAGTATTACAAAAGGCGACGATTTAGTCAGGATTGTATACGAGTTATTGAATTGTTGTGGCTTTTGAGATTGCATCTTGTATCACTTTCCATGCGTGATCTGGTATCTGGCCGTTGTCGTTTTCGATGTTTTGGAGCGCGTGCAGCAGGCATGGAGCAGCAATGACAAGACTCATTTCATCTTGAGATACATGCTCAGCAATCACATACCCTTCAGAATCAATGATTACATCTGGAATTTCCTCACAGCGCCTCCAAGGCCCTTTCGTATACTGGCTCATACCTTAACTCCACTAGCCCGCTCAATCGCCCTATGCGCCATCTCAAACGCCTCCTTGATCGGTATTGCGTCGGGGCCGGAGTTGGTTATGGCTAGTAGGGCGGATAGGAGGTCTGGTGCAGCGCAGATCAGCCGAACGTTCGCAGTGAGTTTCGAGGCGCCAACGTACTGATCATTCATAGGGCTAGTCGATCCGTGAACCGTGCAAACAGTTGCGTGACTCCTATCATCTATCCGAACATTGATAAGAATGTCATTCTCAGTTCTGGTCGAGTAGTCCCACGGACCGATTGTGTGCGCAGTCATTTGCAATCATCCTGAAGTTCACGATTAGCCGAAATAAGCTCATCATTGCGACGCTCAAGGTATTCGTTCTCGCAAATTAGATCAAGCAAATCCTTGGCTGGAATATTTGCAGTGTTCCAGCCTCTGGCAATCCGGTCAAGCGCCTTCATTTTTATATCTTCTCGCTTGCTCATCATCTTATCCCTCAGTAAAAATCCACAAACAATTCACCCTTCTTCCCAAGCTCGCTAGTCTTCTCAAACTCACTCACCAGCGCTCCCACAATAGGCTTATGGTCGTCGAAGCCTGTAGCGAGTGGTAGGTCGCCGTGTTTTTCGTAGATGGCGATTAGTAGGGGGAGTAGGTCGGTTAGGGTCATTTGAAAATAATCCCCAGCGGCGCAACCAAAGCAACTGCCCAGCCAAGCAACGCGATTGCCTTCCAGAGTCGATAATCCTCATCCTTTGCAACCCACGCATTCCACAGTTCATGCTCTGTAGCTGACTTTACGTGACCCCTGAATTTTTCCTGCATATCTTCGTACTGCATAACCCCTCCAAACTCTCAATTTAACTGTTCTCTGGAAAACAATTTACGGTGCTGCTGGGTTGGCGTCAAGCAATTAATAAGGAGAATTTCCTAGCATACTTTTCAACCATGCCCGCCATCGGTTGCATTCCTCCCCGTCTAAAGACTGGGGGAATGCATGCAACCGCTAAGGAAATGGTTGCATGACGGTTGCATAGCCTGCTAATCATTCTCTGTGAGCCTTTAAAATCAAGGCTTTGCGTGGTTGCACGAATGCAACCGCCTAATGCAACCGTGCAACCGTGGTTGCATTTAGGCACGCAACCAGAAACCCCAAATGCAACCGTTTGTGCAACCAAATGTATATACAAGTTCAATACACCTCTGGACGGGTGATCTTGCCGTTAAGATCCTTGAAAATCCACTCATCTGCTAGCAACTTCTTGATTCCTCGATCCCACGCGGCCTTGGCGGTGTTGTCCTTCTTGTCCGCGCCCATCAAGGTGAAATACGAGTCACGTAGAGGCGTATAGAACACCCAGTCATCACCCGTGCGAGACATCTCCTTGGCGATCATGTTATGGATGATCTGCGAGCTTCCAGTTAGGTCTTCCCGCTCCGGGATTGCTGAGTCTGATGACTGTGTAAGCGTAAGGCTTGTCATCGCCCGCCCCTTCTTATCCTTGCGCCCAATCTCTACCACGTTAAGCTTGAATGCCAGATCTTCAAATGGGTCAGAGTCCTTCGCCTTGGTGCATGCGATCTTGCTTTGCTTCTTTCCTGGACTCGTGACCTTGTATTCAAAGTCGCATGCAGCCCGTAGTGCGCTTGAGCCCCTCGCGCCTTTCTCTGCGTCCTTTCCGCTGTGGTGGATGACGAGGATGGTGGCGCCGGTCTTCTCTCTGATGTGGTCGCACGAACTAACAAATGCGCCCATATCGGTTGCGCTGTTTTCTTCGCCGTCAAATGAGCGGGCCAGGGTATCAATCACGATCAGCCTGATAGGCTCTGCGATTTCATCGGCAAGCTCCTCACAAAGAACAACAAGCCCGTCGCATTCGTCAGAGTTGATCGTGACTGCCGAGCTGAGAATCCCTAGATTGGTTAGCGGCTTCTGGTTCCGAATCTCCCATGCCTTTTTTCTCAAATGCAACCCGGCAGCACCTTCTGCGCCTATATAAAGGACGTGACCAGGCTCATCTACATCGTGGCCATGCCAATTCATTGACGATGCAATGCTGGCGCTCATATCCATTGCAATGAAGGACTTGTATGATCCAGAAGGCCCGTACAGCACACCGAACGCATCAGCCGGCATCACCTGATCGATAAGCCATTGCTGGTTTGCGATCATGTCGATTGCGTCGTCTGAGTTGTAAGCTACTCGCTTCCGCAGCGGACTTTGTACCTTTGGTGTTCTAGCCAATACTTCGTCATAGGCGGTCTGTGCCTTGATCATGCGCAGGTTTGCATCGCCTACAAGCAGCATTCCTTCGACTTCATCAATGCTAGTGCACGCTACAATCCTATTGTGATCAAGGATTGCATCCGATAACTCGGCGTGAGCATCCTTTAGCTCTTGATTCATAGGTTCCGCTCCCACGCCTCAATGTCAGACACCCTCCATTTGTTGCAGCCTAGCCATACAGGATTAGGAAATGAGCGATTTTCAATCCAGCGGTAAATAGTTCGATCCGAAACCCCAAAACGCCCAGCGACATCCCCAATTTTCAAATACTGCATTCCGTTCTCTCCGGTCGTTGTGCGTCACAGGGTGTCAAGCTTACACCATTCTTTGACACAAAAAACAATTGCGGAAAACTATTTCCCATGCAACCATTGAAGCCTCAAAAAAGGAGTGGGTATGACAGAGCTAAAGCTGCGTCCTGGGTATCAGGAAGAGGTATTCGGTAAGACGGTTGATTATTTCAGGTCCAAGGATGGCGCTATTCCGGCTTTTCTGGATGTCACAGTGGGCGGTGGCAAGACTGCATTGGCTGCATTCTTGGCGCGTCACGTAGCCAGTAAGGGTGGGCGAGTGCTGATTCTGGCTCGCCAAGGGGAGTTGATTCTTCAGGATGGCGCATTTGCTGAGGCTGTCGGGTTGCAGGTTAGCTACTTCAGTGCATCGCTCGGTAGCAAGAATGCACACCATAACGTGGTTGCTGCTACCGAGGGGACAATCTCTAGAGCGCTCGAGACTACGTTTGCGTCTACGGCGTTCGACCTGATCTTAGTAGACGAGTCGCACCAGGTTGACCACGAAGACGAAGCAACCATGATGATGCGGACGCTTCTGCATTTCCAAGAGTTGAATCCGAAGGTGCGCATACTCGGCCTCACTGGTTCGCCGTATCGGGGTACTGAGTCGATTGTAGGTGACTTCTGGGGATCCTGCATTGCTCGAGTCAGCACGGAGTCGCTTATAGATGAAGGCTGGTTGGTGCAGCCTCACTTTGGCTGGCCGGAACATCTTGAGGATTCGTTTGACTTCTCTAGTATTGAACAACCTACAAGCGGCCAGGACTGGAGCGAGGAGCAGCTCGACCACTTCCGCGAAGGTGATCCAACCAAGACCCAGCGCATCATGGTTGAGGTTGTTCACCGTACGTCTGAAGGCTTGGGCGTTCTGATCTTCTCGCAGACACGCAAGCACGCCAGAGAGATTGCCGAAGCATTGCCGCCAGGATCTTGGGCCATCGTTACCGACGACACGCCTGAAGGTGATCGGGCAGATATCCTTGCTCGAGCGCGATCAGGGGAATTGAAGTTCACGATCAATCTGGCACTGTTGTCCACGGGGATTGACGTAAGTTACTGGCAATACATCGTATACCTGCGCCCTGTAGGCTCGCTAGTTCTGCTTATCCAGTCAATTGGTCGCGTACTACGCCTGCACATAGAATCAGGCGTAGACATGAACTCAATCAGCCGAGAGGAGCGACTCAACGAGATCGCAGCAAGTCGCAAGCCTAACGCTATGGTGTTCGACTATGCCGGCGTAATGGATAAGCTGGGGCCACTGTACGAAAACCCAATCCTTGCTCAAGCGCAGTTCGAGAAGGCTAAGCGCGAAGGCTCGGTTATCTACTGCCCTAAGTGCAACGAAGAGAACTCGGACAAGGCCCGTCGCTGCATTGGCATCTCGAGCGGAGGTGTTCGCTGCGACTGGTTCTGGATTAAGCAGGACTGCCGCAAGTGTGGCGCGCATAACGACGTGACGGCTCGAGACTGCCGAGTATGTGGCGAGCAATTGCTTGACCCCAACGAGAAGCTGCTCAATAAAGCCTATACCGACCAGGAAATGGTCCCCGTAGAGAAGTGGGAATTCGACCGAACCAAGAACGGTGGCATCCTCGTACGCTACATCCTTGAAGGTGATAAGCCCGATCACGGCTGGCCGATTGAGTTCTATGCCCCGTGCGGCAGTCAGACGGCTAAACGAGTCTGGTATAACAACTTCGTCAAGCTGCACGTTCGCTGCACAACATGGCAGTCGAAGATTTACGTCATGCGCTCGGTGGATGCCATATTGGGCATGAAGGCGGCGTTTAGTAAGCCTACGCATATTGCTTACCGCATCAACGACAAATCCAAGTTTGTCATCGGTCGGCGCAAATTCAACAACGGTGAGACGCTAGATCAGAAAGGGGTTGCTGTGAATGATTGAACGCATCGAGCAGAAGGGCGGCTACTACCTGTACCGCCCGACGGTTAACCCGGCGAAGTGCAGGCCCGAGACGCCAGAGCAAATCGACTTCGTTGCCTGGGTCCGCTACAACCATCCGGAACATGCGG